GGGTCCAGGTGTACAAGCTGGAACATATGTTGTCAGCAACATTAGTGGAACTGGAACAAGTTCGTCAAGTCAGTGGACCGTGAACAACAGCCAATCAGTAGCATCAACTGTTGTGACAGCAACACCAATACTACTAACAGCCAGTTCAGTAACAGGTACAATTTCTTATAAAATGGTTGTGATAGGTGGAGTGTCAGCAGGAACTTATATTACCGGACTTGGCACAGGCACAGGCGGTGCTGGCACCTATTATGTTACATTAACATCAGCTGTTGCATCTCCAACTGCAATGTCAGGAACTCCACTGGGTGGCTATATAAAATTTACAGGAACCAACGGTGTTGTTATTCCTATTGGTACGGTTGGAGCAAGACCAAGTCAATCAGAAACTGAACAAGGAATGATCCGTTACAATACAGAATTAAATCTTGTTGAAATGTGGACTGGTAGTGCATGGTTTAGCGTTGCTGGCTCAGCCGCTGGTGTAACTGCCGACGTTGCAACAGATATTGGAATTGCAACTGCATTAATTATTGGATAAATCATGACTACATATTTTAGAACTACTGCACAAACCAACATAGGAACAACTCCTGTTGATATTTTAACAACAAGCCCATCAAACATTTACACTATTATGGGATTGAATTTGGCCAACACCACTGACTATGATGTTATTGTTGATATCACAGTTACCGACGCTGTCCCTCGTACTGCATTTTATATTAAACAGCTAATTATTCCCCCGTATACCAGTGCAAAGGTAGTTACTAACGGTGAAAAAATTGTATTGGCAAACAGTTGCAAATTAACTATAACCAGCGACACTGCTAGTAGCATTGATGCTGTTGCCAGCTTTGCTGAGATAGCATAAGGAGAACATCATGTCAGGAAATTATTCATTTGGAAGATCAAAAGAAGAGCAAATAGGAGATCAACCTACCTATTTCTACGGTATTAAAAGAAATGATGATGGAGAAATTACACTTACCCGTGTTAATCAGCTAAGCCGTACAGACTCTATTTCGATTAACAATCCAGGCGACATTGCCAACAACTACGAAGGTTTTGAAATTGGCACTGACTTTTTTGAAGGCAGAGATGTATTCCACGAAATTGTGTATGGTAACTTGTTATATGAGCAATATCGTTGGGATGAAAGAAACGTTTACTATTATGTTGACCCGGCAAGCGGCCAATTGGTAGCCCGAATAAATACAAAATACACATATCCAAGCGGTATATCGTCAACATAACTTAAGAGAAAAATATGGCCGATTTTAAAATAGCAAAAATTAGATATACCTGGAAAGGTACATGGAGCGGAACTACACAATATGTGAGAGACGATATTGTTTATTACGGCGGAAAATCTTATGTTTGTTTTGTAACACACACTGCATCAACAACATTTCTTGCTGATTTAACAGCACCAACACCATGCTGGGTATTGATGTTCGACGGCGGTGTATGGCGCGGAGCATGGTCAACTGCTACCTTATACAATCCAGGCGACATGACAAGATACGGCGGAATTACCTACAGAGCAATTACCAGTCATACCAGCGCGGCAACAACTGTATTAGGATTAGAAGCTAATCAAGCGGCCTGGACTATTTTAGCAAAAACTGAAGATTGGAAAAATACGTGGAACACTGCAACTCAATACAAAGTCAATGACATAGTAAAATACGGATCGCAAGTTTATCGTTGTGTAACTGCTCACACCAGCGCGGCAGTGGTCGAAGACGGATTAGAAATTGATCTTTCTAAATGGGAATCAGTTCTTAAACAAATTGAGTACAAGATCAATTGGTCAGGCAGTACTTTTTATAAAGTTGGTGATGTTGTAAAATACGGTGGATCTTTATGGAAATGCAATACTAAACACACTTCTTTATTGAGTATTTTCACAACAGCTAACTGGGATATTTACTTGGACGGACTGCAATGGGAACAGCTACCTTGGTCTAATTCACTAACTTACCAAAAAGGCGACATTATTGGTTATGGCGGATATGTGTATAGAGCATTACAAACACACAGCGGACAACCACCACAAGCAACAGCCAATGCTTACTGGGGGTTAGTAACAGAAAATTATGAATTTAAAGGCTCCTGGTCAGCAACTACTGTAGATCCAGTAGGACCATTAGAATACAAAGTTGGAGATGTTGTTAGATTAGGCGGTTACTTGTATCTAGCAATATTAAATAGCACTGCGGTAGAACCACCCAACTTAACTTATTGGAAGGTATTGAATCAAGGTAACGCTTGGAGAGGTTTGTGGAGATTAACAGATCCTGATCCAGTTACTGTTGGATTAACTATTCCTGTAGCATTTAAACTTGGAGATCTTGCAACACAAGGATCCACAACCTACGAATGTAAATTAGCACACACTGCAACAACTCCACGTGCTCCAGTCACTGATGTTGCCGGCTCAGGAACATATTGGAAAGTGTATGTTGAAGGCACTACCACAAACGTATTGGCCAATCAAGGAGACATTGCATGGTACGATGCAGGAGTTAAAAAACGTTTACCAGTAGGCACCGACGGACAACTGCTACGTGCAGGCACCAGTGGCGCATTAACGTACAAATCGTGGGGTGTTATTCCAAAAGTTTATTATGTTGCTCCCACAGGCACAGACAATGAGTTGTTGGGCTATGGCGTAAGTTTAGACAAACCATTTTTAACTGTAAAATATGCATGTGAACATGTTGTTGGTCCGGCTACAATTTTTATTAAAACTGGTATTTACAGCGAAGTCCTTCCAATCACAATTCCTGCAGATGTGGCATTGGTTGGAGATGAGTTGCGTAGTACAGTAATACAACCAGCAAGTGGATACACCGCAAGCAACATGTTCTATGTGCGTAACGGATCTGGTATTCGTAACATGACCTTGCAAGGACTAAGCGGAACATTAGGCACATTTAATTCGTTTTTAACAAAGCGCCCCACAGCAGGTGCTTTTGTAAGTTTAGACCCAACCGGCATCGCAATTGTTGAAGCAAGAATAACAACCAAATCACCCTACATACAAAACGTTACCACTATTGGTACTGGATGCGTTGGCCTAAAAGTTGACGGCAACTTGCATGGCGGCGGAAACAAATCAGTTGTTGCCAATGACTTTACACAAGTTATCAGTGACGGTATTGGAGTGTGGATTACTAATAGAGCAAAAGCAGAATTAGTTTCAGTGTTTACATATTATTGTCATATTGGATATCTTGCTGAAAACGGCGGTAAGATTCGTGCTACTAACGGCAACAACTCATACGGTGATTATGGTGCAGTCAGTGAAGGGTCAAATACAGACGAAGTTCCTATTACAGGAACGGTCAATAACCGTAGTCAACAAGCATCAGTTGGATCAGTGTTTACAAACGGTTCGCAAATAGTTGCGTTAGAATATAACAATGCTGGACAGGGTTATAATACATCAACCGCATATACGTTTGGCGGTTCGGGTTCAGGAGCCGCAGTATCTGCGGCAACAGTTACGGACGGTGGCATTTTTGAAATTCGTTTAAGAGATCCGCTTAACGGCGATAGTGCCGGCGGCAGTGGATTTATATTTTCGCAATCTTATGCACAAGCAGGAACAACCAATGGAACTATTACTATAAGTGCAGGTGACAGTAACGTTCAAGCAAATTATCTTGGTATGCGTGTGGTTATTATTTCGGGCAAAGGTGCTGGGCAGTACGGATATGTGCAAGCCTATAATCCAACTACTAAAATTGCTACAATATATAAAGAAACTGATGGCACCCAAGGGTGGGATCATTTCTTACCAGGCAGTCAGTTGGTTGTTTTAGATACTACGAGTCAATATAACATCGAGCCCCGGGTAGTCATTGCCGCTCCATCAAGTGGAACCCGTGCCATTGCAAGGGTAGCAGTATCAGGCGGACGCATTGGCGTATTTAGAATTATTAATCCTGGATCGGGATATAGTTTAGTTACCCCTCCAGCAGTAACATTAATTTCGCCGGGTCAATCAGCCGCAACATATACAGTTCGTGTTGGCAACGGAGTGTTGGGACAACCCACATACAGTAATAGTGGCACAGCATATTTGACAGCAACCGCAACGGTGTCAGGAGTTGGCTATGCTGACAGTTATCAATTTGGTTCATACGTATATGTTTCTGGTGTGGCAGTAGTGCCAACGCCCGGGGCAAACATAATAGTAGGCGGAGTTTCAACAGTATACAGATTAGTTACAGTGAGTCAAATTAGCGGCTCTGGGCCCTATGCTTGTAGACTGCAACTAAACCCTACCCTTGAATTGAAAGATGCGCCGGATCACGCAGCCGCAGTTCAAATCAGATCGGATTATAGTCAGAATAGATTAACAGGCCATGATTGGTTAGAGATAGGAACTGGTAATTTTGCCACAACAAACTATCCCAGGGTTGACACCACCACTGTGCGCACTGGAAATCTTGCAGTTGAAAATGGCGGCGGCCGATGTTTTTACACAGCAACAGATCAAGACGGTAACTATAGAGTAGGTAATTTATTTAAAGTTGAACAAGCAAGCGGTATTGCCACACTTAATGCCAGCTTTTTTGACCTAAACGGATTGACACAACTAACACTGGGTGGTATTGTGCTGGGCGGCACCAGTGCAACCATTACAGAAATTTCAACAGATGCAACACTACCGTTGAATTCAGACAACATCATAGTTACACAACGAGCATTAAAATCTTACATATCATCAAGAATTGGTGGTGGTGGTGCCAGTCTTAATGCCAACACAGTTGTAAGCGGACAAATTTCATTTAATCAAACTACAGTTGGCGCTACAGTTTCAAGTAACATAACAAATACTGATCCTGCACTGTCGATTAAATTTGCCGCTAAGGTAAATTTTACCGGCGGAGTCAGTGGCAGTATGTTGGCAAGTGCATATTTTATAGCGCAGATGCGCTAAAATGATTATTGATAAATAATAATAACGTTAAATTTGGAGTAGAAAATGGCAGAATTTAAATTAGGTAGAATCAGATTTGTATGGAAAAATACTTGGGCTGGATCAACCGCCTATATCAAAGACGATGTGGTCCGCTTTGGCGGAAAAACGTATGTTTGTATTTTGGGACATACTTCTACTTCTAACTTTTATACAGATTTAACAGCAAATTGGAATTTGGCATCCGACGGCCAAGTATGGCTTGGCACATGGGCTGGAACAACAACTTACAAAATTGGCGACACTGTAAAGTACGGTGGCCTTGTATACATTTGTAATCTTGGACATACAAGTCAAGCCACACTTGAAGCAGATTCAGCTAAGTGGGACACATTTGCATCATCATTTGACTGGAAAGATGCGTGGGCTATCACTACAGTATATAAAATTGGCGACATTGTAAAATACGGCGCAACGATTTACAGATGTAAATTGGGGCACACCAGTGCTGCCACACTTGCGTCAGGTCTTGAACTTGATCAAAGCAAGTGGGATGTACTTAATCAAAGTTTTGATTACAAAGGTACATTTGCAACTATAACAAGATATAAAAATAATGATGTTGTAAAATGGGGTGCAGGTCTTTGGATTTGTACAGCATATCACACATCTACTTCAACATTTGACGATGCTAAATGGAGTCAGTTTGTTGAAGGTTTAGAATTTGAAGATACATGGAGTTCTGCAACAGCATACCAGGCAGGCGATATTGTTACCTACGGTGGCTACACATACGCGGCAATATCAAATCATACAAACCAAACGCCATCAACTGCAACAGCATATTGGTCCCTATTCAGCACAGGATTCTTATTCAGTGGCGACTGGACTACATCAACAGCATATAAAGTTGGTAATGTTGTACGATTAGGCGGATATACTTACTTGGCTACAGCCGATCACACAGCAGGTGGTGGAAATAAACCAGCCAATACAAGTTTTTGGCAACAACTTAACCCAGGTTTTAAATGGTTAGGTACTTGGACTACATCTACAGGTTATATCTTAGGCGATACTATCAAGTATAACAACAATTCATATGTTTGTATACTTCCGCATACTGCAATTACCGGTAATCGACCAGACAATGATGTATCATCTACCTATTGGAATTTATTAACAGGCGGTGTTGAAACTGCGGTAATGACCACACAGGGCGATATCACATACTATGGTGGTAGTGGTCCTGCAAGATTACCTATTGGTACCGATGGGCAAGTACTACGTGTAACTGGTAGTAACCTTACTTGGGATACATTTGGCGACATTAATAACGTTTATTATGTTGCACCTACAGGAACTGATGCAGCCGGTTACGGAAAAACATTAGACAAACCATTCTTAACTATCAAATATGCATGTCAAATTGCAACAGCTGGTACACAATATACTAATGCTAATACATTGATTGGTAATAACATCACTTGGTTACCTCGTGAAATGTATCAATACATGATCTATGCTAAGGCTAATAGCCTTGACGGATTTACTCCAAGCTCAGTATTTGATGCGGCCAAGACTATTAGAGATGCTAATCTTGTTATTAATGCTATTCGTCAAGACATGACCAATAACAGTAATCAACAAACTGTTATTGCCGCAAATGCATACTTTAGCGGCCCAACTACATATTACAATGCCGCAACGGCAGCATCAATGCCTTATATTATTGCAAGTTTAAATAAATTAAAAGACTTGATGATTAATGCTGTAACAAAAACTGCTCCAGCTACTAATTATCAAACTTTAACTAGCTATAGTCCAGCAATTTCATTCTCAAGTACAGGTACTGCGGCTGAAGCCAATGCATCATCTACCATTACTAATTTGATGGCCATTGTAACAAACGCATTAACAGCACAGAGCACAGCAGGAATTCCAACACCAACTACTGGTTCATTTAATTCTATCTTTATTAAAACAGGAACATATAGCGAAGTTCTTCCTATCAGTATTCCAGAAAATACTGCGTTAATCGGTGATGAATTACGTGGCACCGTAGTTCAACCAGCAAGCGGATACACCACCAGCAACATGTTCTATGTGCGTAACGGATCGGGTATTCGCAACATGTCATTGCAAGGACTAAACGGCACACTTGGTGCCGCAAATGCCTACGGAACTCAGCGTCCCACAGCAGGCGCATATATAAGTTTAGATCCGGGAACTGGCCCTGAAGATACAACTGTTTGGATTGTTAGAAGAAGTCCTTATATACAAAACGTTAGTACGTTTGGTACTGGTTGCGTTGGATTAAAAGTAGACGGCTCATTACACAATGGTGGTAACGATTCGATTGTGGCCAACGACTTCACACAAATTCTCAGCGACGGCATTGGATATTGGGTTACCAACTTAGCAAGATCAGAATTAGTTTCTTGTTTCACATATTATGCTCATATTGGATATCTTGCTGAAAATGGTGGAAAGATTCGTGCTACCAACGGCAACAACTCATATGGTAAATTTGGTTCTGTATCAGAAGGCGTAGACTCAAGTGAAACTCCTATCACAGCCACAGTGAATAACCGAGCGTTGCAAGCCATTGTAGGCAACACATTTACTAATGGCAACGGCATTTTACGAGTAGAATATACCAATGCTGGTACTTCCTACGCTAACACAGGCACAGCATATACATTCAATAGTGCAAGCGGTATTAATGCAGCCACTATTGGAGATGAAGTGCGTGATAATGCAGTATTTGAAAATAGAATG